GCGGTAAGGTTCTTTTTAGCGTTGAGCGCCTCATACGCGGCCACATAATCGGCCGTGCTCATGCTGGCCCCATGGGGCGGGTATAAGCGCTTCTCCGCGCCTTTGCTCTTAAGTTTGCGGTGTTTGCCGGTGCACTTGGCGTGGTGCGCCATGATGCCATCGCGCGCGGTTTTATATGTGGTTTTTCCGATAGTTATCATGTTGTTTGCTCCAAAGTTATGCGGTCGCAGTAACACGCACAGCCATAATTAACCGGGCAGTGAGAATCATGGGTTAGCGTTACATAAAACACCCGCCGGCTGCTTGGCCCTTGGTAGACTTCGCCCCCGTGTTTACGGGCTGAATTTTCTGCTTGCGTGCGGTTTATGTACGTGTACGGGTACAAATTACCGTCTTTGCGCAGGCGGGCCAGTACGTGTACCCCCGTGTTTAATTTATAGGTTTGCATGGTTTATTTCCTTAATGTTGAATGGGCTGGAATTAAGCCCCATTTGTTGACAATAGTCTGCGTGATCGGCATAACCCGCGTCCGCGCAGAATTCGTCTAGCACATCATTCAATGATTCACTGCTAGACTCAAAATCTACAGAGATGCCGTTATCTGTCCAGATTTCGTATTTCATGGTGTCATGCTCCAAAAATAGATGGCAAAGGGCAAGGCGATGCAGAATGCGAACGCCAGGGCATCAAAAAATTGTCGAATAGTCATAAGTTCCCCAGAAAAAAGTGGTCAAAATCAAATACTGCAACATAGAACCCGCGTGGGCTCGCGTGCACTTCGTACAGCCATGCGTCGGTGTCTTCCATGGCCAAGGCATCGGCCAAGGCTTGGGCTGCGCCCTTTGTGGTGTAGTAGGTCATATGGTGCAGCACCCACAGCATGGGGCATCGATGCATCGCCCGCGTGCATTACGGGTGAATGTGCGATAAACCCCTTGATCGTTAAACGTCACTGTATCGACCCGACAATCACCCGGTTCACCCGTAATCCATGCCTGCCGGGTTATGGTGTCGAATTGGATCTCATCTCCGGGATAGATAGCCACCCCAGTACGTGCATCTCGCCCGCGATACTTTGCCTTCATAGTCTTAACCATGGTTTACCCTTTTCGTTTAGTTGATAGCGTGCACCAGTGCGCGCCCCAATGCGGCCACCATGGCCGCATAAGGTCAAGCACTGGCCAGGCGCAGATTAATCACCCGGTGGCGTGAGCCATGGGCAGGAAACCCCACAATGGCCGTGCGCTGACGCTGGCACAGCTGGCACGTGGCGCATGACACGTCAGCGCGCTGAGTGGCCGGGCAGATGACCACCGGGCGACCCGCTGGCGTGGTGGTGTTGCTGGTTTGCGTTGATGGCAGCACCACCACCACCGGGCCCGCCTGGTGGTCGGCCAGCGCATCGGCATCGGCCAGATCATTCGCGCTCAGATTGACAGTGAACCCCCACGCGTTGGCGTGTCGAATCCATGCAATGCTGGCCGCATCGCGATGGTGTGAATACGTGAAACCGCGCTTACCTTGGTTTGCAGCCACCAGCTGGCCAAGCTTGACAGCGTCAACCGAACCGCTGGCCGTGGGCAGATCCCCGGCTTGGTTATGACGCCACAGCTGGCCATCGGGCAGCTGCGCGATGGTTTCGCAAAATTGACCCCATGACGTGCCACGCGTGCCGGCGCTGACTGCAGCCCAATGCAGCGCCAGCGGGCCGCTGGCCGCGTAGCATTCGGCGCGCATCGCGCAGTCTGGCGGGCAGCTGGCGCGCTCAGTGGTGGAAACCGGGATCGGCCCGGTTTTCGCGTTTGCGCTTTTGGGGGTTAGATGTACTTGCATGGTTTGCCTTTCGATTATTTGAGTGAATGATCGGCCAGCGCGTGGCTGGCCGGGTTTGATTACTTGATTGTGATCATGCCAGGCATGGCCATAACGTGCCACAGCGCGCGGTTCGGTGCTTTGATAGCGCTCAATATCTTGGTGCCATCGGGCGCGCGCACTGTGCAAGATATATCGCCCATGCGGATATCGGCATTATTTGGAAACCCGGCCAGCAAGTTTTTAAGCGCTTTGGTGGTCAATGGTGTGGGCAAAGATTGCATGATAAAAGCCTCTCATTTAGTTGATTGTGGCCGGCGCGGTTTGCGCCGGTTCAATTAATGTACGGCATTTCCTTACACTAGTTTTGCCCACATATTTTGACCTTCGATTGTGTGGGGTTATTGGGTGTGGATAGCGTGGGCGCGATTGTGGGCGTGTTTGGGGCTATTGTGGACAACGTGCCATTGACCGGGCTTAAGAGTGAAAACTATCATTTGTGGACAATGTGGACTACTTTAAATGATACGCTAGATGTTATGTGTTGTTGTAATACTAAGTAACTATACAGTATGTTGTAAGGCTCACGATTCCTCACACCACGCCATTTGGCGAGCGATTGAAAAGTGGTGTCCACATTGTCCACATTGTCCACAAATTGATCGGCGCATGTTCATGGCCACATGGCCGATGACCCCGGCCAACGAGCCACCGGGTTGTGTGGACACTGCCCACATGACCCCCCACCAAAGTACTACGTTGTAAGGTTCTGTAAGGTTAGCGGCCGCGTGCTGGATGGCCGTTTGCTTTCGGCGCGAGGCCCCCGGGTAGGGCCGGCGGCCGAAGGTCACGGAAGCGGAGGGGCCACAAACAAAATTTTTTATAGCCCACATTGCCCACATGACCCACAAATTTTTAATTTTATTTTTTATGTATACTGGCCACGTTGGCTGGTTCATGTAGTTGCCGCCTCTGTGGAGCGCTTGCGCTATCTCTGGTAATTCCTCACCAACAACCTGCCAGGAGAGTTGATGTTTGAAAGCCTACCTTTTGCACCGCGCAAGGTCGAAGCGACTGAGGCGCGTTTGCACCGCATCTACGAAGCCGCCAAGCTGGGGCTGAAAGGCGACTCGTTGGCGTTGGCGTCAGGCATGTTGCCATCCGAGTACCGGCAACTGGTGCAGCTTGACCCCATCGCGGAGATGGCAGCGCAAAAGGGCAAAGCAGACGCTGAGATGGAAATGTCGCAGTGCCTGCACAAGGCAGCGCGAGAAGGCGACTCTAAAGCGGCGTTGGCAATCCTGCAAAACGTCCACGGCTGGGTGGCCAAGCAATCTATCACTATTGATGTTGACCAGCGCATCTCAGTCACCCAGGCGCTGCGCGATGCTGAGTCTCGCGTCATTGACGTCATCGCCCATGAGCCCAGCCCCAAACTAGACCTAACACATGCAGAGCACCAAATACAGCGCTGAAGACGAACAAGAGCTGATGGCCCGGCTGTGGAGCCCGGCGATCAAGGACAACCCGTTGGCGTTTGTAATGTTTGCGTTTCCATGGGGCGTCAAGGGTACGCCGCTGGAGAACTTCACTGGCCCGCGCAAATGGCAGCGCGAGGTGCTGCTAGACATCGCCGAGCACATCAAACTGAACCAAGGCAAAGCAGACTTTGATGTGCTGCAAGAAGCCATCTCATCTGGCCGGGGTATTGGCAAGTCGGCGCTGGTCTCATGGATCACGATCTGGATGTTGGCCACCAGGATAGGGTCAACGACCATCATTTCGGCCAACAGTGAGTCTCAGCTCAGGTCAATTACCTGGGCCGAAATCACCAAATGGCTGGCCATGGCCATCAACTCACACTGGTTTGAGGTGTCAGCCACCCGCGTCATGCCGGCCAAGTGGCTGACTGAGCTGGTCGAGCGGGATTTGAAGAAGGGCACCCGGTACTGGGGCGTGGAAGGGCGGCTGTGGTCAGCCGAAAACCCCGACGCTTACGCTGGTGTTCACAACTTTGACGGTGTGCTGGTGGTTTTTGACGAAGCGTCTGGTATTGACGACTCGATCTGGGCGGTGACCGGTGGTTTCTTTACAGAAAACACGCCAAACCGCTTCTGGTTGGCGTTTTCCAACCCACGGCGCAACACCGGGTACTTTTACGAGGCGTTTAACTCAAAAAGAGCATTTTGGCGTACCCGAATCGTGGACGCCAGGACGGTCGAAGGCACCGACAAGGCGGTTTACAACCGAATTATTGACGAATATGGGCCTGACTCATCCCAAGCGCACGTTGAGGTCTACGGCATGTTCCCCAGTGCGGGCGATGACCAGTTTATTGGCGCCGACATAGTGGACGACGCCATGGCCCGGCCCAAGTACAAGGACGCCAGCGCGCCAATTGTGATCGGCGTAGACCCAGCGCGGTTTGGAGCGGACGCAACGGTGATTGCGGTGCGCCAAGGGCGGGATATTGTCAAGATCATGCGCCACAGGGGCGACGACACCATGACGGTGGTGGGGTATGTGATTGAAGCGATTGAAGAATTTAAGCCTGCGCTGGTCGTGATCGACGAAGGCGGGCTGGGCGCGGGTATTGTGGACAGGTTGAAAGAGCAGCGATACAAGGTCAAAGGCATAAACTTTGGAAATAAATCCAAAAACCCGATCATGTACGGTAATATGCGCGCGCAGATGTGGGGAGATATGCGAGAATGGCTGAAATCTGCTAGTATCCCTAGCGACAGGTTCTTGAAGACGGACTTGATTTCGCCTATGATGAAGCCTGACTCACGGGGAACAATCTTCTTGGAAAGCAAAAAGGAAATGAAAGCTCGCGGTCTTGCCTCACCCGACGCTGCTGACGCTATTTGCGTCACGTTTGCCTTTCCAGTGGCACATCGTGAATATGTCGAACCCAAGCGCACCGCTAGAAGCTACGGTAGCGCAGTGTCTACAGGATGGATGGGGTCATGAAAAAAGTTTCTTTGAGCGTTGGTCGCGGCGAAAAGTTGCCGGTGTCCAAGGGCGCAGGTCTGACTGAGAAAGGCCGCGCTAAATACAACGCTGCTACGGGCTCCAACCTTAAGGCGCCAGCACCCAACCCTAAGACCAAAGCGGATCAGGGTCGCAAAGATTCATTTTGTGCAAGGATGGAAGGCGTTGTAAAGCATGCCAAAGGCGATGCCGAACGCGCTAAAGCGTCACTCAAACGATGGAAATGTTAATATGGCTACTAAACCCGGCTTGTATGCCAACATCCACGCCAAACAGGCACGTATCGCCGCCGGCAGCAAAGAGAAGATGAGGAAGCCAGGTTCGCCTGGCGCGCCCACTGCCAAAGACTTCAAAGATTCAGCCAAAACTGCAAAGAAGAAGTAACATGCCGCTTGTCAAATCCAAATCTCCCGAAGCATTTCGCAAAAACATTAAGGCCGAGGTCAAAGCGGGCAAGCCCGTTAAGCAGGCCGTGGCAATTGCGTATGCAGTCAAACGTGCAGCCCCGAAAGGAAAGAAATGAGCAAGACCCTCGCCCCTATTGCTAAACTGAACAGCCGCGAACCCAAGATGTCGGGCGCTGGCATGCCAGCACGCAACAAAGAGACTTACTCTCCATCTGCGCCTTGCCATGCCACGATTCCATCGGGCAACAATGTCAAGGCAACGGTGGACAAAGTCCTTAACAAGATCAAATAATGGCAGATTACACAGGCATTGCGGCTGCTGGCGCAGTGGCCGAAGGCGGTAAACCTAAAAAGAGCGCGTCTGACATCTTGGCCACAGCCCGTGCCAGGCTTGATCTGGCGGTGTCCGCGCTATCTGAAAGCCGCGAAGATGAAATTGACGATCTGAAGTTTTACGCCGGCTCGCCCGACAACCACTGGCAGTGGCCCGCCGACGTGCTGGCCACCCGTGGCGCGGTGCAGGGCCAGACGATCAACGCCCGGCCTTGTCTGACGATCAACAAGCTGCCCCAGCATGTGCGCCAGGTCACCAACGACCAGCGCCAGAACCGGCCGGGGGCCAAGGTTATCCCGGTGGATGACAACGCCGACGTAGAAGTGGCCGACATTTTCAACGGCATGATTCGGCACATTGAGTACATCAGCGACGCCGATGTGGCCTACGACACTGCTTGTGAAAACCAAGTTTCTTACGGCGAAGGTTATCTTCGCTTGCTGACCGAGTATTGCGACGACAACACGTTTGACCAAGACATCAAGATTGGCCGTGTGCGCAACTCTTTTTCGGTCTATATGGATCCAACCATCCAAGACCCAACTGGCGCAGATGCCAAATGGTGCTTTGTTACTGAAGACGTAACCAAGGCCGAGTTTGAGCGGATGTATCCTGACGCTGCGCCCATTACAACGCTGCAATCGCTGGGTGTGGGCGATCAATCGATCAGCAACTGGCTCAATGAAGACACGATCCGCATCGCAGATTACTACTACATTGACTACGACCGCACGACGCTGAACCTGTACCCCGGCAACGCTACGGCGTTTGAAGGTACGCCAGAAGACAAGCAACTGCGGGCGATTTACGGCAAGCCTAAGAAATCACGCGAGTCTGACCGTCCAAAGGTCAAATACTGCAAGATCAATGGCTACGAAATTCTTGAAGAGCGCGAGTGGGCGGGCAAATACATTCCCGTGATCCGCATTGTGGGCAATGAATTTGAGGTTGACGGCCGTTTGTATGTGTCGGGTTTGGTGCGCAACGCCAAGGATGCCCAGCGCATGTACAACTACTGGGTGTCCCAAGAAGCCGAGATGCTGGCCTTGGCGCCCAAAGCCCCGTTTATTGGCTACGGTGGTCAGTTTGAGGGCTATGAAGACAAATGGAAAACGGCCAACACGCAAAACTGGCCGTATTTGGAAGTCAATCCAGACGTTACAGACGGCCAAGGCGGCATGTTGCCATTACCCCAGCGGGCACAGCCGCCAATGGCCTCCAGCGGCCTATTGCAGGCCAAGGCGGGGGCGTCTGAAGACATCAAGAGCACCACCGGTCAATACAACGCATCTTTGGGCATGGGTTCCAACGAGCGTTCGGGCAAAGCCATCCTTGCGCGCCAGCGCGAGGGCGACGTAGGTACTTACCACTATGGGGACAACTTGGCCCGTGGCGTGCGCCATGTGGCCCGTCAATTAGTGGACTTGATCCCCAAAATTTACGATACTCAGCGCATCGCTCGCATTATCGGTGAAGATGGCGAGACCAAGATGGTCAAGATCAACCCTGATCAAGAGCAGCCGGTCAACAAGATTGTTGATGAACGCGGGGTTGTGATGGAGAAAATCTACAACCCAAGCGTCGGCAAGTACGACGTGGTGGCAATCACTGGCCCAGGCTACGCGACCAAACGTCAAGAGGCACTGGAAGCAATGGCACAACTGTTGCAAGGCAATCCTCAACTGTGGGCTGTGGCCGGTGACCTGTTTGTCAAGAACATGGATTGGCCAGGCGCCCAAGAGATGTCCAAGCGTTTTGCCAAGACCATTGACCCCAAATTCTTGTCGGACGGTGAGGACAACCCGGCGTTGCAAGCGGCCCAACAACAAATGCAGGCCATGGGCGCTGAGATGGAGCAGATGCACACGATGATTAAAAACGTGGGCAAATCCATTGAGATGCAAGAGCAAGAGCGCAAGGATTTTGAGGCCCAGGTCAAGGCGTATGAAGCTGAAACCAAACGCATTGCTACGGTGCAAGCCAGCATGTCACCAGAGCAAATTCAAGATATAGTCTTGGGTACAGTGCACGGCATGATCACGTCTGGCGATCTGGTCAGCGAGATGCCTGGCCGGGAGCAGAATGAGATGATGCCTGAGTCGGCTGAATATGCGCCTCAACAACAAGGGATGCCACAATGAAAGCGTGTGATTTTGTAGGGTTGCTGTTCTTGGCGCGGGACGTGACGCATAGCGTTCACTTGAACACCCGCAGTTACAGCAAACATGTGGCGCTCAACATTTTTTATGACCGTATCATTGATGCGGCAGATGATTTTGCTGAAGCGTATCAAGGCCGGCATGGTCTGATGGGGCCGATCACGTTGCATTCGGCTACAAAAACAACCAACATTATTGAGTTCTTGGAAGACTCGCTCAAACAGATTGAAAACGCTCGATATGAAGTGGTTGACAAAACCGACATGTCGTTGCAACAGCTCATTGACAACATCATTGAGATTTATCTCAGAACCCTGTACAAACTTCGCTTTTTGGCATAAGGACACATCATGGCAAACTACACACAAGCAGCCGCAACGACCCAAGTCAAAGTTGGGGCTGGCAAACTGTTCGGCATCTTTGTGTCAGCATCTTCAAGCGGCACTTTGACAATTTATGATTCTGGCGCGTCTGATACTAATGACCCAAAAATTGTTAATACGTTTACTGTGACCGCAGGCACAACCTACTTAAACATTCCCGCCGGTTTGTATTTTAACAAAGGCTTGTACATTGTTTTAGCGGGTACTTCAGCAGCATTTACTGTTGCTTACGAATAAAGGTTAATCATGGCCGTCTTTCTCTCCCCTGTGGGCGGCGCTGCGGCCCAGTTCTTTACCAATAGCGGCGTAATCCTGTCTGGCGGCAAATTGTATACTTACGCAGCGGGAACAACTACACCCAAAGCTACATACACGTCTTCTAGCGGCGGGACGGCCCATACCAATCCAATTATTCTAGATTCCGCAGGGCGTGTGCCTGGCGGCGAAATTTGGCTGACTGCGGCGCCGTACAAATTTATGTTGTACACATCAACAGATGTGCTTATTGCGACATACGACAATATTTCTGGTCTTGGCGCAGCAGAATTCCAAGTGCAAAATTTTACCGGCACTGGGTCGCAAACAATATTTACGTTGACCAACGCATCATTGGGTGAAAATTTTACCTTTGTGTACATCAACGGTGTGTATCAGCAGAAAAACACATATACCGTGTCGGGCACAACTTTGACGTTTTCGCAAGCGCCGCCGTACACGTCGTCCATTGAAGTTATGTATAACTAAATATGGCCAACAGCAAAATCTCTGCGCTAACTTCTGCAACTACAGTTGCAGGATCAGAGGTTTTGCCAATTGTTCAAAGTAGCGCAACTGTCAAAGTATCTGTTGCCGATTTGACGCCCGGTCTTGGCACTATTACAGCAGCTAAAGGCGGCACGGGCCAAACGTCTTATGCGGTGGGAGACTTGCTTTATGCCGACACCACCACAACCCTTGCAAAACTTGCTGATATAGCCACAGGAAATGCGCTTATCTCTGGCGGTGTATCAACTGCGCCAAACTGGGGAAAGATCGGTCTTACAACCCATGTGTCAGGTATTTTGCCCGTTGCCAACGGCGGTACAAACGCATCTAGCGCCAGCATCACGGCATTCAACAACATCACGGGTTATTCAGCGACGGGTGCAACAGGTACAACCACTACAAATTTGGTTTTTAGCACCAGCCCAAGCATTACCACGCCAACATTAATTGGCAATGCAACATTAAGCACGGGCAACCTAGTCCAAGGCACAGCAGCAAAAGGCGTTAACTTCACAGCCAACACTCCGCAAGCGGGAATGACCAGTCAATTGCTTAACTGGTATGAACAAGGAACTTGGACACCCACTCAAGGCACGGGGCTCACTGTCATTGGTTCATTTAGTTCATCAGGAACATATACTAGAGTTGGTAGGGTTGTTACAGTAACTGCTCAACTTTCTGGGTCAACTTCTGTGGCAACCGCTGGCGGTGGCGTTGATATTTGTGCTGGTTTACCCTTTGCGGCAGGTACAACTTCATTGGGTACTGCAATTGGCATTTGGACAGCGCCAACAGGTGCGGTAATAATTTCAACAACGATATATGCAAGTTCTGCTATTTCAGCAGTATCTACCATCTTAATTTCTGCAACTTATCAGGTGTAAATCATGGCGCTCACAAAAGTTTCTTACTCCATGATAAATGGAGATGTGTTAAATGTTTTGGATTACGGCGCAGTTGATGGCGCAGATAGCACTGCTGCATTTGTTGCTGCTATAACTGCCGCATCTGCAAGTAAAAAAACCATTTTTGTTCCTGCTGGCACTTATTCTTGCGGTCAAATTGATTTACTGTCCAACATTACAATTTTTGGTGAACCTGGGTCAATTATTAAACGCACGGGAAATTTAGGCTGGATGCCTACAAGCGGTTCAACAAACATTACTATTGACTCAATTCAATTTGACAACAATGCGCCAGGAACAGCGGGCGCAAACAAATATTGCATAAGCGTTTTAAATGTTACGGTAACAAATCTAACCATTCGTAATTGCGACTTTTACAATGGATATGACATTGCAATTAAAAATGCAGGGCCAGATGGAATTTATATTTCAAATGTTGGGTCAGGCGCACCATCGTCAACACGCAACAATTTTCTAATTGAAAACTGCACATTTGATAGTTTTACAAGAAACGGCATTTCCATCACCAATGGCGCAAATGGTGTGGTTATTAGTAATTGCTTGTTTACCAATTGCGGATTGCGAGGCATTGATGTTGAAGCCGATTACGGCACATATACATACATTAAGGATATGACAATTCAAGGATGCAGATTTATTAACAATGGCGCTGGAAGCATTCGAGGAACTGACGTTGTTGGCGGTGGGTTGCAGTTTGTTAGTTCTACGCCAGTAACATATCACAGCAACAATGTGGAAATTATTGATTGTTATTTTTCTACGCCAACCGCCGTGAATACACTTGGCATATCTTACTTTTTGATTGACAGCACACAAAATTTCCACATGAGTGGTTGCACATTTGATGTGCCTGGGTCTGCGTCTGTTCATACGGTAACTTTTGAATCCGGCGCATACGGTTCACAATACGGGCTAATTGAAAACAACGTTTTTAAAGTTTCTGTTGAATCTTTTGCATTTGCATTAGTTCAGTTTAACAACAATCAATTTATTGGTTCATTGGCATCTTTAACAAGCGCAGCGACTGGGGTTCGTAAAACCATATCAAATAATTTATTTTATGCGGCCGGGTCTGGGGCAACTTCTCCAATAGCTATTGGGTCAATTGGAACGATGATAACCAACAATGTTTTTTATGATGATCGTGCATCTTCTGTGCCAACGTATGTCATCAAATATAACCCTGCCGACACGACCACACTTAAAGCGATAGATTGGACAATTTCAAACAATGTAGTTAATTCAATAACTTCAAGATTTGGTTTTTTCTTTGATGTAGCAAATGGAACTTCAACTTTTGGTGTGCAAAACGTCAGGTTTAGAGGCAATGATATTTCGGGATGTACGCAGGGGATTGAATTTTCTACTGGCGGCACTTTACCAAGTTGCTTTGATATTGACGTGACGGACAACACATTTTCCGGGCTTACAAGCGTTGCCCTCAATATGAATGGTGTTTCAGGCTTTAATTGTGTAGGTAACTCAATTACAAATTGCGCCACCAATACTATTGCGCTAAACATAAATCGTTCTGAAAGATATCTTTGCGCCAATAACCGCGTTAACGATACGCGAAGCGGCAGCGCAAGGTCTACGTATGCTATCTCTGCTCAAAACACAACCGGCGGTGGCCCTACATCATTGCTATCTTCCAATTTAAGCAACAACACACAAAGCGGGTTTAACATTGCTGGCGGTGAAGGCACATCAGTTAACAATACTGCATATTAAGGATAAATCATGGCAATTGAATTTAAATGGTCTGTTAACAAAGTCAAAGTAATTCAAGACAACCTTATTGTTCAAGTTGAATTGATAGTTACGGCAAATGATGAAGAAAACACAGCATCGGCTGCTTACACTTGTGATTTGGTGCGGGGTAATTCTTTTATTCCTTATGAGCAGTTGACAGAACAACAGGTACTTGATTGGTGTTTTGAGCCAAAAGTTTATGTTTGGAAAGACATTGACGGCAATGATCAACAGACCATCAAGTATATTAAAGCCGACGGTGAAACCCAAGTAACGGGTCAACTTGAACGCCAGTTGGCCCAAAAGGCTGCTGAACCGGCTTTACCCTGGGTAGAAATTCCAGCATAATGCTGACAAACCTTACCGGCGGGGTACACCGGGGAATCTTAGGATTCATTGAAATGACTGAAGAAGTCCAACAAAACCTAGCGGAAGTAGACTCCGCGCCAGCAACGGAAGTGACGGCCACTCCTGAGACTGTTGAAAGTACGCCGGTAGTCGCTGATGAGCAGAAAGAACCTTCTAGGGTTTTTACCCAAGAAGAACTGGATGCAGCCATCGGCAAACGCCTTGCAAGAGAGCAACGTAAGTGGGAACGAGAACAAGCGCAGCGTCAGTCTGAACAACAGACGCTACAAGCAGCCCCGGCAGCATCCGCTGACCAGTTTGAGTCTACTGAAGCCTATGCGCAAGCACTGGCCCTCCAGAAGGCAGAAGAGCTGATCGCCAAGCGTGACCAAGCCAGGCAGCAGTCGCAAGTTCTTGAGAGCTACCACGATCTTGAGGAAGAAGCGCGGAGTAAATACGACGACTTTGAACAAGTTGCCTACAACCCCAAACTTCCAGTTACGAACGTGATGGCTGAAACGATTCAGTCTTCGGAGATTGGCCCTGAGTTAGCGTACTACCTCGGGTCTAACCCTAAAGAAGCGGAACGTATCTCACGCATGACGCCCTTGAGCCAGGCGAAAGAGATTGGGAAAATTGAAGCCAAATTGGTTTCAGCGCCCCCGGTCAAGAAAACAACGTCTGCGCCAGCACCGATTTCGCCCGTGACGGCTCGCTCCTCTGGAGCGCCGGCTTATGACACGACAGACCCACGGTCTACCAAGACCATGAGTGCCTCAGAGTGGATTGAAGCCGAAAGAGCCCGACAGATGAAAAAGATGCAGGCAACCCGCTAAATTTTTAAAGGACTTTTTCCATGGCTAACAGTATCTTAACCATCGACATGATCACGCGCAAAGCGCTTGAGATTCTCGAAAACAACCTGGTCTTGACCCGTAACGTGAACCGTCAGTACGACGACAGCTTTGCTGTTGAAGGCGCCAAGATTGGTTCGACCCTGCGTATTCGCCTGCCTGACCGCGCTTTGGTGACCGACGGTGCCGCCTTGCAAGTTCAAGACGACAACGAGCAGTTCACCACCTTGACCGTGTCAACCCAAAAGCACATCGGCGTGAACTTCACTTCTGCCGAATTGACCATGCAGTTGGATGACTTCGCAGAGCGTGTGTTGAAGCCACGTATCAGCCAATTGGCCAGCTCCATCGACGCTGACGTTGCCAATGCTTACAAGAGCATCGGTAACACCGTGGGCACGCCTGGCACCACTCCTTCTACTTCTTTGGTGCTGTTGCAAGCCCAGCAGAAGCTGAACGAGAACGCCGCTGTAATGAACCCCCGTTATGCCACCGTCAACCCCGCCGCTAACGCTGGTTTGGTCGAAGGCATGAAAGGTCTGTTCAACCCCACCGACACCATCTCCCGCCAATTCAAAAACGGCATGATGGGTATGGGCGTGTTGGGCTATGACGAGATCAACATGTCTCAGTCCATCAAGCAGCACACCACCGGCACTCGCGTTGCCACTGGCGCCACCACTGGTGCTGCCGTGACTTCTGAAGGCGCCTCCACGCTGACGTTGACTGTTGGCTCTACTGAAACCATCACCGTTGGTGACGTGTTCACGATTGCTGGTGTTTACGCTGTGAACCCACAAACCCGTGAATCCACTGGTTCGTTGTTCCAGTTTGTGGCTTTGGCATCTTCGACCACTAGCACCACTGCTACCGTGACCGTGGCGCCTATGTACTCAGCAACTCATGCTCTGGCTACTATGTTGACTTTGCCTGCTAACTCCGCAGCCGTGGTGTTTGTGGGCGCTGCTTCAACCCAGTACCCCCAGAACTTGGTTTACCACAAGGACGCCATCACGTTCGCTACCGCCGACTTGTTGCTGCCCCAAGGCGTAGACATGGCCGCGCGTGCCGTTCACAATGGCATCAGCTTGCGCGTGGTTCGCCAGTACGATATTAACAACGACCGGATGCCGTGTCGTATCGATGTCTTGTACGGTTTTTCCACCATTCGTCCTCAGATGGCCTGCCGCATTTGGGGTTGATTTTGACGCCCCTTCGGGGGTTTCATTTCGTAACATTTTTTTGAAAGAAATCTATCATGGCTACTCTTCCTAATGGCGCAGGCGGTTACCAAGTTGGTGACGGCAATCTGACTGAAGCTCAACTTGGCGTACAAACTATCCCCGCTACTTTGACAGCAGACACTACCCTGACTGCCGCTCAAGTGGCAGTTGGTTTGGTTGTTTGCAAAAAAGCCTCGGACGCTACATTGACTGTTACATTGCCTACCGCAGCGTTGCTTGATGCAGCAATTACCAGCGCAAAAGTTGGTTCAGCTTTTGAGTTAACAATCTGCAACAATAACGATACCGGTTCGTCGTCTACTGTGCCTGTCACCACCGGCACTGGTATTACGATCTTCGGTTCAGTCACTGTCCCACGTTTTGGTGCGTACACGTACCGTTTCGTGAAAACTGGCGACGCAACTTACTCGGCTTTCTTGAAGTAATTAATGGGGGCTTCGGCCCCCGTTTTTAAGGAACAATCATGCCAAATACCCAAGCAGTCGGCGTTGCATATAGCGACCCCGAATTTACTACCTGCTACGCAAGCCAAGAAATTGGCTATAGCGCAGCAGCCCAAGGTGCGGTAACGCAATTGACCAGCAAATCAACCGGCGTGACGCTGAACAATAGTGCTGGCCGCATCACAATGAACGGCGCCGCTTTGGCTGCTGGCGCTGCGGTTTCGTTTGTTTTGACCAACTCATTGATTTCAATCAATGACACGATCATTGTGAACGTTTCCAGCAATACTACGGGCAGCGCACTTGGTGCGTACACCACTTACGTTTCGTATCTGGCTGCGGGTTCTGCTTTAATTACGTTGCGGAACTTGACTGCGGCTACTTCATATTCTGAAGCTGTCATCATCAACTTTTGCATCATCCACGGCGCAAGCTAATTAACCAGGGGGCTAATCACCCCCTTCTTTTTATGCCAGTTATTTACATGTCGCATGAAGTCCACGGTGCCAAAGTTGCAACGATGGAACTTGAAGCTATAGAAGACGAAAAAAATGGCTGGACACGCTATACTCTTGACACGCCTGATGTTGTTGAAGAGGCGGCTCCACAGGAAGTAAAACGTAGACGTGGCCGTCCTACTATTGAGGCGGTCGAACAAGGAGCGTAAAGATGGCCACCTACTCTGCTGCCGATCAGATCAACCGGGCGCTGCGGCTGCTGGGTGTGCTGGCCGAAGGCGAAACGCCTTCTGCGTCAGTGTCTCAAGACGCTTTGATGGCGCTCAACCAGATGATCGACTCATGGAATACTGAGCGTTTGTCTATATTCAGCACCCAAGATCAGGTGTTTACTTGGCCTGCTGGATTCATCAACCGAACCCTTGGCCCCACTGGCGACTTTGTAGGCAACCGGCCAATACTGTTGGACGACGCTACCTACTATCGTGACCCAGGCACCAACGTGTCGTTTGGTATCAAGTTTATCAATCAGCAACAGTATGACGGCATTGCAGTCAAGACCGTAACATCTACATACCCGCAAGTGTTGTTTATCAACATGAGCTATCCTAACGTTGACATGTACATCTATCCCAAGCCCACGCGGGATTTGGAATGGCACTTTATTTCAGTTGACGAGTTAGATCAACCCGCTACTTTGGCAACCAACATTTTGTTCCCGCCTGGGTATCTACGTGCTTTCACGTACAACCTGGCCATGGAATTTGCGCCTGAGTTTGGCGTTGAGCCTAGCCCTCAGGTGCAGCGCATCGCCATGACCAGCAAGCGCAACTTGAAGCGCATCAACAACCCCGATGACGTCATGTCGATGCCTTACGCCATCGTGGCCACTCGCCAGCGCTTTAACATCTATGCCGGCAATTACTGATGAAAACGCCTATCCTTGGCTCGACCTACGTGGCCCGCAGCGTCAATGCTGCGGATGCCCGTATGGTCAATCTGTTTCCAGAAGTCATCCCTGAGGGCGGTAAAGAGCCTGCATTCTTGCAGCGTTGCCCAGGCTTGTCGCTTTTGTCGGCGGTAGGCAACGGCCCGGTTCGTGGGTTGTGGGCGTTCTCATCGGACGACGGCGTGGGTTTTGTGGTATCGGGCACCGAGCTTTACAAGATTAACAACGCTTACGTGCCTACGCTAATTGGCACCGTGGCGGGCACTGGGCCGGTCAGCATGGCCGACAACGGCACGCAGCTGTTCATCGCAGCCAACGGGCCCAGCTATATTTACAACAACACCACTGGCGGCTTTGGCCAGATCACAGACCCTGACTTTCCGGGTGCGGTGACAGTCTGCTATCTGGACGGCTATTTTGTGTTCAACGAGCCCAACAGCCAAAAGATGTGGGTGACCGCCCTTTTGGACGGCACATCCATTGACCCGCTTGAGTTTGCAAGCACCGAAGGATCGCCTGATGGCTTGCTGGCCGTGGTGTCCAACTTCCGTGAGGTTTGGGCCTTTGGCACGAACTCTATCGAGGTCTGGTACGACTCAGGCGCCACAGACTTTCCCCTGCAACGCATCCAAGGCGCGTTCAACGAGCTTGGTTGCGCGGCCCCTTACTCTATTGCCAAGATGGACAATGGCCTGTTCTGGCTGGGCCGCGATCGACGGGGGCAGGGCATCGTTTACCGGGCCAACGGGTACCAAGGCCAGCGCATCTCGACCCACGCGGTTGAATGGCACATCCAACAATACAGCGACATGTCGGACGCCATTGCGTACACTTATCAACAGGATGGCCACAGCTTTTACGTGCTGATCTTTCCCACGGCCAACACCACTTGGGTGTACGACGCGGCCACCCAAGCCTGGCATGAGCGGGCCGGCTTTGTTGACGGCGCGTTTACCCGGCACCGCAGCAACTGCCAGATGGCGTTCAACAACAAAATTGTCGTTGGCGACTTTGAAAACGGCAACATCTACGCCTTTGATCTTGACGTGTACGCTGACAATGGCCAGATTCAGAAATGGCTTCGCACCTGGCGGGCGCTGCCCACGGGTCAAAACAACCTTAAGCGCACGGCCCATCACAGCCTTCAGATCGACCTAGAAACCGGCGTTGGCTTGAATCTAGGCCAAGGTAGCGATCCAATGCTCATGCTGCGCTGGAGCGATGACGGTGGCCATACGTGGTCAAACGAACACTGGACACCGATTGGCAAGATTGGCGCGTATTACCAGCGTGCCTTTTACCGCCGGTTGGGCATGACGCTCAAACTGCGGGATCGTGTCTATGAGCTGTCCATGACTGACCCCAACAAAATAGCGATCATGGGGGCTGAATTGATTTTGAGCCCGACCAATGCCTAGCCCAAACGCAACGCCCACGCCCATTACGCCCCCCAGGGTGCCGTTGATCGACCCGCGCACCGGGTTGATCGACCGGGCGTGGTATTTGTTTTTTCTGTCGCTCAATAACGCTGCGACAAACATTTACGACAACGTAGATGTTGGCCCTAGCCCCGAGTCACTGATTGCGGCGTATGACGCCGCCCTGCGCACGCTGGCCGATGAGGTGGGCACGCAGCCCGTGCCTGCCGACTTCAGCGTCGAGCTGGCCAAACAAATTGAAGCGGCGGGCCTGAGCCCTTACGCGCCTGGTTTGCTGTCACAAGTGGCCGAGATGCAAAAGCAGATTGATGCGCTGAATCTGTTGCCGCCTCCGGCCCAAGGCACCGTGACTGCGGTGACCGCTACGGCGCCGGTTGTGTCGTCTGGCGGCACTGCGCCCGACATCAGTATGCCTGCGGCCAACACCACGACTAATGGCTATTTAACCTCGACTGACTGGAATACGTTCAACAACAAAGGGTCTGGCACGGTAACCTCAGTGGCCGCGCTGACTCTGGGCACTTCGGGCACCGACCTGACGTCCACGGTTGCCACCGGCACAACCACCCCGGTCATTACGCTGAACGTGCCCACGGCGTCGGCCAGCAACCGTGGCGCGCTAAGTTCAACCGATTGGTCAACATTTAACAATAAGCAAGCCGTGTCAGCGCCGGTCACCAAAACCGCTGACTTTACCGTAGCGGCCACTGACTTGTGGTTGATTAACAATAAGACCGGTTCGACCTGTACAGCCACCTTGCCAACGGCGTCGTCCTATTCGGGGCGTATTCTGCATTTCCAGAACTACCAGGCCCAGACGCTTGTGTCAGCGGCCAGCAATGTTGTCCCGCTGGCCGGGGGCGCTGCCGGCACGTCGATTCTCTTGGCAAGTACGGGAGATTCTGCGACACTTGTGTCTGATGGCTCAAACTGGCTGATGACACAATACATCCCGAACAACATCCTACTTTTGGAGTAACCCATGACTGTCACTGTCAAAGTCCTTGTACCGGCCAAAATCGTTGAGGCCAGCCAAACAACCCAGTACACAGCTACTGGTGTTACGGCCATCATCGACAAGTTCACCGCAACCAATTACAGCGCAACTGCTGCGACCATCAGCGTCAACTTGGTCACTGTGGCCGGGTCTTCGGGCAATCTGAACCTGATCACCAAGACCAAGACGCTTCAGCCTGCTGAGGTCTATACTTTCCCCGAGTTGGTGGGCCAGGTGCTGGGTGTGGGCGACTTCATCAGCACCATTGCAGGCACTGCCACTTCTATCAACATGCGCGTCAGTGGCCGTGAGGTGACATGATCCATCACCACTTCAGCGCAGGCGTCTATGCCAAAGAAACCCGCATTCCAGCGGGGTATGTCTTGGTTCAGCACGCCCACAAGCATGACCACCTGTCCATTTTGGCCAGCGGGTCTGTTGAGCTGGCGGTTGATGGTGAAAAATCAGTTGTTCATGCGCCTGCCTGCCTGACGATTCCCGCAGGCAAGCATCACGCCATAAAATCAATCACAGACGTTGTGTGGTATTGCGTACACGCCACCGATTGCACAGATGAAGATGAGATTGACGAAGTGCTAATTGAGTCTGGCAATATGGAAGAAATGAAAGAGTTGGCTGAAAGCCTGAAGGAGTAAATTATGCCTTGGTCATTTATTGTCCCCGCTGCGGTCAGTTTGTTTTCTGCAAGTCAGAACCGCAGCGCCGCGTCGCAAGCATCTGATACTGCCAATCAAGCATCTGATCGCGCGCAAGCGCTGCAATACCAGATGTTCAAAGAGCAGCAAGGATTGCAAGAGCCTTTTCGCCAAGCAGGCGTTAATGCGTTGGCCAAGATGCAAGATCAATACAGTGGAATGCCGGCAGCGTTTACGGGGCAAGTTGATCTAACCCAAGACCCCGGTTATGCGTTCCGGCTGTCTGAAGGCCAGAAGGCGTTGGATAGAAGTGCTGCCGCAAGGGGTGGTTTGATCTCAGGCGGGGCCATGAAAGCTGCGCAACGCTTTGGTCAAGAATCAGGCAGTCAGGAGTATCAAAACGCCTACAACCGGGCGCTGACAGGCTACAACGCAAATGTGGCGCGTGAGGCCACAGGCTACAACCGTCTAGCGTCTATGGCCGGCGTGGGTCAAACCTCAGCCAATACGCTAACAGGTGCAGCCGGCACGTATGGCTCCAACGTGGGCAACGCCATGATCAACCAAGGCATCAACGCTGGCAACGCAGGCATGGCCGGGACACGGGCGATGACGTCCGCGTATGGCGACATTGCCAATCTATATGGCCGCACAAGTCCTAACTTCAGCAGCTTGTATGGTGGTGGTGGCGGTGGTTATTATGGCGGCGAATACGGCACCGGCAGCCGCGCTGGAATGATCGACACGCCTTTTTAAGGGTAAATCATGGCACTTGACTTTGGAATTCTTCAGCCCGCAAACATCAGCGGCCAGCTTCAAGCTGGCCAAGAGTCTGCCATGCGCAACCAGTTGGCCCAGCAACAGTTGGCGTCAGGTCAAATGCAGCAGGAAAAAGCTGGTTTAGAAATGCAGCAGTTTAAGCGCAGGCAGTCTGCGTTGGATAAGTTTCTAAGCGAAGCTGAAAAAGGTGGCCATACAGGTGACCCCGAAGACGTCGCAAAAAATTTCTTTAATTTTGCGATCACAAGCGGTGACCCATCAGTTGTAATGGCCGCTCAACAAGCGTTGATGGCAGCCAAAGAGCGCAAACAATATCTTTCTGAACGCACGCCGGGCGCCGCCGCGCCGGCAACTAATGCTCTTGCCATAACGTCGCGCCATGAAGGCGTCCCACAACCTGCGCCCGCAGGTTCAGAAGATCGCTTGGGCGATTTCATCTCGCAGATTGAAGCAAAACAAAACGCGCCGATGCCTATGCCTGCGGTCACTGGTCGCCCGATTCAGCCTGAGATGGCGGTTGCGCCCAACGCGCCTGCTACCGCCGCGCCTGCGGCCAACATGCTTGCACCTGCCGCCGCGCCTGCCGCTGCTGCGCCAGTTAACGCATTGGCTGCGCCGGCATCGGCGGCTGTTAATCCTGCGGCAGCCTTGCAAGCCAAAATTATTGATTTGCAAATGCGCTATCCAAGCGGTGTTGCAAAGCCTGAAATTGAAATGCTTACTAAGCAGTTAAACGAAATGCAGAAGTTGCACGTTGTTGGCGATTCTTTGCTGAACGGAGCTGGGCAAGTGGTTGCCACAGTACCAAAGACAGCTACGCTATCTGAGTTTGAAAGACTGCTGGAAAAATCTAATTTAACCCCAGATCAGCAGATACAAGCTAAACAAGCATGGATCGCCAAACACGTTACGCATCCACCGGGCACAAACGTCAGCGTAAAACTTCCCCCGTTAGAGGGCGCTGAACAAAAAGGCAAAGGCGAATACAACATTAAAGCGTATGCGACTGTTGCTCAAAATGCTGATCTTGCGCGCAAATTGTTGCCCGCGTTAGACGTCACCCAATCAATTTTGGACAAAGGTTTTACTACCGGCTGGGGCAGCGAAACTGTAACTGGCGCCGCGCGTGTTCTTGGCGCGTTGGGTGTGGAAGGCGCAAAAAACTACGCTACAGATGCGCAAACATTTTTGGCCCAAGGTCGTCAAGCGTTGTTGCAACGTCAACTGGAACAAAAAGGTACGCAGTCCGAAGGTGATGCCGCCCGTATGGAGCAAACATTTGTTCAGTTAGGCAATACAGTAGACGCCAATAAGTTTTTGGTTGCGTCAGCCAAAGCACAAGCTAAACAATCAATATCGCAACAAAAATTCTATGAAAATTGGTGGAATAAGAACAAGACATACGAAGGCGCGGAAACAGCATGGGTAAATGGTGACGGGAGTAAATCTATTTTTGATTATCCAGAAATGAAAGCCTACGCGCCTAAAGGTGCGCCGGCTGCAAATAACCGCCCTTCTTTGGGTTCCATTTTTAAATCTCCATCATAAGCGAGGGCGTATATGGCTGACCAATTTCGCGATCAGATCAATACGGCGCGCCGTGCTGGGTATACCGACGATGAACTTGTTGGGTATTTAAAAGATAAAGACCCCCGCGTTACGCAAGCATTAGACGCAGGCTATAAGCCTACAGAAATTATGCAATACCTTGCGCCTGCTTTGTCAACAGGCGAAGAAGTCTTGCGTAAGACGGGCGTTGCCGTTCGCGGGGCCACTGAGGCATTAGCGCCGGCTACGGCGGGCGCAACTGCTGGATTTATGATGGGCGGCCCCGTAGGCGCGGGGATAGGCGCGTTGGCCGGTGGTTTGGCCGTGCCTGCCGCTGACGTATTGGTGCAAGGCTACAACAAATTGGCCAACGATAACGTTCGCTTACCGTCGCAAGTTATTTCCAGCATGATTCCCGGCCCCCGTGCCGAAACTCCAACTGAACGGGTAGTTCAGTCAAGCGCGGGCGCGCTAACAGGAACCGCCGGTTCTGTGGCCGCCGGGCGTAAAATTGCGCAATTGGCGGCGCTCCCCACGCCTGCTGGCGCTACCCCCATGGTCGCGCCTGGCGTTACCGCAATTGCCCAAGAAGCCGCACGGCGGCCAGTTGGGCAGATAGTTGCCGCACCGCTTGCTACCGCAACAGGGCAAACTGTTACTGAGTTAACTGATAACCCATTGGCGGGTTTAGTTGCCGGTGTTGCTACCGGCGCGGCGGCGGGTGTGCGGCCTACTAAACGCGGCGCGGTTCCAACCGCAGAAGAACTGTTGGCCCAATCTAAAGCCAATTACGACATTTTAGATAAGTCAGGGTTTCAACTTGACACCGCGCTGTTTAAACAGCACATGGCTTCGCTTCCCGCCAAACTTCGGTCTGACGTTGGCTATGTTGAATCCGTAAACCCAAAAGTGGCCGGGGCGTTCAAAGAACTTTTGTCGGACGCGCCTAAAGATGTGGCTGAAATTACAGCGTTGCGAAAAATTATTGGGGGCGCGGCAGGAAGTGCAGATAAAACTGAACGTATGGCAGCTATGAAGTTGCTTGACGAGTTTGACAATTACGTGTTAAACGCGCCGCCAAGCGCCATTATTAGCGGCGATGCTAAAGCAATGCAAGCATGGAAAGCCGCCCGTGCTGATTACGCCAAAGTTAAAAAATCAGAGTTAATTGAAGACATTGTTGCTCGCGCCGAAGTTTCGCAATCCGGCAAAGAACCCACCATTGCACAAGGCTTGTCCGCGCTGGCAAAAAACAATAAAAAAATGCGCTTTTTTACGCCAGATGAACAAGAAGCAATTCGTGAGGCGGCTAAAGGTGGGTCTTTGCAAGGCTTGCTTCGAACCATCGGTAAGTTTTCACCTATGACGCCGGCGGCAGCCATTTTTACCGCAGTCAATCCTTATGGAGCATATACGGCAGCAGCGGGTATGGCGGCAAAAGAACTTGCTACGGCTCAACGTATGCGGCAAATAAACGCGCTTTCTAGTCAAATGCGTCTGGGGCAAACGCCGCAAGTGCTTGAAGGCCCGTTGGCAAATCAACCCGTATTCTTTTCGCGCAGCGCGCAAAACATGCTCGGCCCTGTTCAGCAAAGTCAGAATGCTTTAGCACCATGACGGACTACCAAGTACTCTTCAACATCGCCGTCGCCATCGCCGGGTTTTTTGGCGGGTGGACGCTCAACCGCATCTACATCGCCATCGACCGGCTGGACGGCGACGTGCGTAACATGCCACATAACTACATAAGCAAAGACGACTACAAAGCCGACATCCGCGACATCCGCGAGATGCTGGGCAAGATTTTCGACAAGCTCGACAACAAGGCTGACAAATGAAATGGATCCCATCACGGCTTTTGCCCTGTGCAAAAGCGCCTACGAAGGCATAAAGGGGTGCATATCGGTCTACCAAGACCTAAAGAAGACGGGCAATGACCTGTCCAAGATCACCAACGAAGTCGGCGGCGCCCTGTCGAACTTCTTCAAGGGCCATGCCGAGCTTGAGGCCAGCCATGAAAAAGCGCAAGTTCAACGTGAAGAAGGAGTCAAAGACGACTTGGCCACCCAAGCCATAGACAATGTCATGTATTTGCGCCAGACTAAGCAGTTCTACGCCGATTTGGAGAAAATGGTGCGCTGGGAGATGGGAATGCCCGATCTCTGGCACGACATTGTGGAAGAATACCAGCGCTTGCTGGATCAAAAATCGGAACAAGCGGCGCGTGAATTGCACGAAAAACGGGTAAAGGCATGGCGGCGACAAAGATTAAAAAATCAAATAGCGGACAGAGCGCTGGAAACGGCGCTGGTTCTTTTCGTAGCCGCTTACCTGATATGCCTAATGTGGATAATCAGTCTGCATCATCGGGGCCGCTTGGGTATGTTTTTGTCCTGATACTATTTGTGATTGTGTTTGCGTTGCTGATGCCTGTCATCGGCCTGATGTACGTGGACACCATGGTGGTGAAGCGAGAGGCCAAGGCCCAAATGGAAAAGACCGAAAAACTGCGCAAGCAAATTGAAGAGGAAAGAAAAAATGCTAACCCTATTCTCCAGCCTAATCAGTTTCCTGATGGGCGGCCTACCAAAAATCCTTGACTTTATTCAAGACCGCGCCGACAAGAAGCATGAGCTTGCCCTTGCAGCCATGCAGACCGAGCGCGAACTGACCTTGAAGAAAGCCGGCCTGGAGGCCCAAGAGCGCATTGAGCACATCCAGACTGAGCAAATTCAGATCAACGCCGAGGTCACCAACAACCAGACGGCCATGCAAGAGCGCCAGGCGCTTTATGCGCACGATGTAGCGCTGGGCCAAGGGGCCAGCACCTGGGTGATCAACATGCGCGCAGCAACCCGCTCAGTGATCACCTACGGCATGTTCGTGATGTTTATGTTCGTCGAAGTGTTTGGCTTTTATTACGCCTGGCATACAGACGTGGCGTTTACGGTAGCGCTTGACCAATTGTGGGACGATGAGACCCAGATTATCTGGTCGTGCATCGTTAGCTTTTGGTTTGGCGGCCAAGCATTCAAGTCAAAATGAACGTCAGCGCCAAAGCTGTTGAGATGATCCAGCACCATGAAGGCATCAGGTACAAGGCGTACCGGTGCCCAGCAAAACTTTGGACAGTAGGAGTCGGACATGTACTTTACCCAGATCAAGCAAA